TTCTGTGGATGGCAAACCCTATGATCCCGATCGTTGGGGTCAGTACTTCCGACCAGCCGGCATAGCGGCTCCATCAGGCTCATCCAGTACGAGCCAAGTCGCGACCGATGAGGAAGCCGCACCGGCCCCGGTCACCCCTGTGGCAAAGGCAGCACCCGCTGCCAGTAGTTTCGATGATGATGCACCAGCACCTACTGCTCCTGTGGCCAAACCTGCCGCGGGTGGGCAGAACGCACAGGACATCTTGGCCATGATCCGTGCCCGTCAAAACAAGGGCTGATGTTATCACACATCGATCGTGAGCTGTTTCCGGACCGCTGTGAAGTCGTAGTATTACGCGACCCACAGCGGTACGTCTATCCTATATTCAAGAACGGCAGATCGGCTCTGTCAATCTACGCCTGGCAGAATAACTTAAATATTCTATTGAACAATCAAATTGGTCAATGTGATAGGATTGAAATCTATCTGAGATCACCCCTGGAAAGATTTGTCAGCGGGATCAATACATTCTGTCAGATGACCATGCGAGACTATCCAGATCTAGATGCAAAGACCGTGGAATGGTTTGCTCAGCGTTACCTTTTTTTAAATAGGCACTACAGCACTCAGTTTTCATGGTTATTGAATCTATCACGATATGCATCCAAAGATTGCAAATTTGCACTGAGACATGTTGATCTTTTAAAGCCGTGTGTGGGTACAGCAGAACCAGAAGGGGTGCTGACCGTCACAACGGATCGGCGTCAGCGGATCTCCCAGGATCCAAATTTAGAAATGTATGTGAGATTAGATCAAACATTGTTTGACTTGATCAGCAATGATTTGACCATGACCGAAGTTTGTTTAAAAATGAAAAAATCAGACCCACACGCCTGGAATTACGTCATTCAAAACAACATAGACCTGTTGAGTAAATGTACTGTCCAAGATTAGATCATTATGTGCGTTTCAATCCCAATGGGACCGTGAGCCGCTGTGGGCACATGGTGGATCCTCCTGAGTTTCAAAATCTAGATGACATGGAATCTAGCCCGTGGCTCCATGAAACCAAATCTAAAATGGAGCAGGATATCTGGCCCACAGAGTGCGTGCGGTGCCAAGAAACAGAACCCAATAGCATAAGACGCTATTCTATACAGTTACATGAGAGTACCGACAAGAAAGATTACCTACAGGTCGCTGGGGTATTGGACAATCTCTGCAACGCGGCATGCCTGACATGTAACGAAAATCTCAGCACCAGGATTGGCAGCCTCCGAGGACGTACCTTTCCTATCGTAAACAATTTAGATAGATTCCGGAGTTTACCTCAAGACAGGATATTGCATCTTGATATCAATGGTGGTGAACCGACCTATAGCAAAAATTACAAATCCATACTAAAAGATTTACCTCCTAATCTTAGAACACTCCGACTTAATACCAATTGTAGCACTGTGTTGACCGAACTGAGTGATATCGCAAAAAAAGGAATCAAAGTCACGGTCACAGTGAGTTGCGATGGAATAGGTGATGTCCATGATCTGCTCAGATGGCCAATATCTTGGCAAAAGTTTTATGACAATGTCATGGCCTATAAAAAAATGCCAATTAACCTAAACTTATGGACTACGGTCAGCGTGCTAAATCATCACGACCTGCCAAACATACAAGCGTTTGCATCCGAGCACGGAATTGATCATAGTTTTGCCTATCTCAAATCTCCATGGCAACTCAGTTTAGATAACACAGACATCCGGGCCAGAGATGAATATATACGCAGGCAAAAATTACTCAGAGGTATAGCATGAAAATAGCCATCACAGGGCATACCGCTGGCATCGGAAAAGCGTTTGCTCAATATTTAGGATCTCGAGGTCATGAAATCGTAGGGTTGAGCAAAAGAGACGGTCATAATATCAAGGTGATTCCTAGAATAGTAGAACACATCGTACCTTGTGACATGTGGATCAACAATGCACAGGCAGGATATGCCCAGACAGAACTATTGTACAAGGTAGCAGAACACTGGAAAAATGATAGATCTAAAATCATCTGGAACATCTCTACTATGATGACACAGTACACAGGAGTTCCGGCAATACCTGGACAGGACTGGATCAGCATCGCAGAATATAAGAATCAGAAAAGAGCGTTAGAAGATGCGTTTTATCATCTCAAGGATTGGTGTAACATGTGCCTGGTCCGGCCAGGAACAGTGGCCACGCAGAACTATAATCAGGTCGGCATTGACGCGGCCGATGTAGACGCCTGGGTTAAAAATGTCTGCGACTTCTATATCTCCGCAGTCAATTCTGACCTTTGGCCCGAAGAGATCAGTCTCGGATTCCGACCAGGCGTTCCGGAGATTTAATGGAACCAAAAAAGATACTTACCGATGGCACGTTCTGTCCCATGCCATGGACTGGACTGATGTACAACTTCGACGGCACCGTCAAGAACTGCATCCGTAGTTCTGGCAGCATCGGTAACATCAAGGACAACAGCATAGAAGAAATTCTACTTGGCCCGGTCAACACAGAGACACAGGAACTCATGTCGCAGAGTCAACCCGGCCCTCGTTGTGGTCCTTGCTACGATTTAGAACGAGGTAAAAAAAGTTTTGACATCATCAGCGATAGGATTTTTTACATACGTGAGATGAAGCAGGTTCCATTGGAAACTTATCGCACTGGCAATCATGATTTACACACCATCGATGTGAGATGGAGCCGTCTTTGTAATTTTGCCTGCGTGTATTGCAGTGCAGAATTCTCCAGCAGATGGGCCATAGAAGTCGATGATTCTCGTGTGTCTCCGTCGGACCGGGACCTCGATGCCTTCAAGAAATACATCTTTGATCGGGCCAGAGATCTGAAACATGTGTATCTTGCTGGCGGAGAACCCTTGTTAATGAAGCAAAACCTAGAGTTGCTGGAGGTGCTGAAAACAGTCAATCCCGGCGTGGTATTGCGTATCAATACCAATCTCAGCAAGGTGGATACACAGATATTCGAAAAAATTTGTGGATTCAAAAACGTGCATTGGACCATAAGCCTAGACGAGATGGAACGAGAATTTGAATATGTCCGGTACGGCGGTTCCTGGCAGGATTTCCTGGAGAATCTAGATCACATACGCGATCTTCCTCACAAGATCACTTTCAACATGTTGCACTTCGTTCTCAATCATCTCAGCATATTTGACACCGTGGATTTTTTGCAGTCAAGGTCATTCCATGCTAACAGCTTTGTGATTGGTCCCCTGCTGACTCCAACAGAATTGAACATCAGACATCTACCCTCGGGCGAAATAGATCTGGTCAGGCAAGAACTTGCACGACGGATAGATCGACGCCCGGGTTACCTGCTTGAGGATTCTTATCGAAATCTCTTGGACTACATCGATCAACCTTTTTTGCCGGATATTTCTCGCACATTTGATTTCCTAGATAAACTAGATAAGCGACGAGGACTAGACAGCAGCCAGGTATTTCCTCGACTGTACACACTAAAGGACACAAAATGACACAACGCATACTAATCATGGGTCTGCCCGGCTCGGGCAAGACTTTCCTAGCACAGGCCCTGCAGAAATACCTGCAAGAACACAGCATGCTGTTCCATGCCACAGCCGAGACTGAGGCGGCAAGCCGGGCAGCGGTAAAATGGATCAATGCCGACGATGTACGCAAGAAATACAACGACTGGGATTTCAGCCACGAAGGTCGCATCAGACAAAGTATACGCATGAGAGAACTGGCAGATTCGTTCTTCAACGATTTCGTCATCGCCGATTTTGTGGCACCTCTGCCAGAAATGCGTCACAATTTCAAAGCAGACTGGACCATCTGGGTGGATACCATTGACGCTGGGCGTTATGAAGACACAAACAAAATGTTCGTTCCCCCAGAAGTGTACGATTTCCGCATCACCGAACAGAACGCAGAAAAGTGGGCCGAGTTCGTCGGCACGCATATTCTAGAAGATCGACGCCGTCCCAGGTTTGACTGGCGGAAGGAGACGGTACAGATGCTGGGTCGCTGGCAGCCCTGGCATGCAGGCCATCGTGCTCTATTTGAACGTGCCATCGCCAAGACCGGCCAGGTCTGCATCATGATCCGTGACTGCCAGGGATGGAACCAATCCAATCCTTTTTCATGGTCCGCAGTCAAGGACGCCATCCGCAAAGATCTAGATCCTCTTTATCAAGGGCAGTACGAGATAGTGGTAGTACCCAACATCACCAACATCACCTATGGTCGTGACGTGGGCTATCGGATCGAGCAAGAAACCTTCGATGATGCCACTCATTCGATTTCCGCCACCAAGATAAGAAAAGAGATGGGTCTTGAATGAGACACCAAAACGTAGCCTGCTCAAAACAGTGAGTTGGCGGATAACAGGCAGTCTAAGCACGTTCCTGATATCCTATATCATATCAAAAGACTTTACAATAGCCGGATCTATCGCTATAATACAAGTAATCGCGAACACCGTGCTTTATTATTTCCACGAGCGTGCATGGAATCTCGTCCAGTGGGGCAGGAAAAATTTTTAGAAGAGGCAAACAATGGGCAAACCTTTTGACGTATCAAAATTCCGCAAGGAAATAACCAAATCCATCGATGGGCTTTCCATCGGTTTCAATGATCCCACAGACTGGATCTCCACAGGCAACTTTGCCCTGAACTATCTGATCTCAGGCGACTTCAACAAGGGTGTACCCCTTGGCAAGGTCACTGTGTTCGCGGGAGAAAGTGGTGCAGGCAAATCGTATATCTGCTCCGGCAACATCGTCAAGCATGCCCAGGAACAAGGAATCTTTGTGGTCTTGATCGACACAGAAAATGCCTTAGATGAAGCATGGTTGCATGCCCTGGGCGTAGACACAGATGAACGGAAACTGCTCAAACTGAGCATGGCCATGATCGATGATGTGGCCAAGACCATCTCTACCTTCATGGCAGACTACAAAGGCTTGCCTGCAGATGAGCGTCCCAAAGTCATGTTCGTCATAGACTCTGTGGGCATGTTGCTCACGCCCACTGACGTGAACCAGTTTGAAGCCGGTGACATGAAAGGTGACTTAGGCCGTAAAGCCAAGAGTCTTACTGCCCTGGTGCGTAACTGTGTCAACATGTTCGGTAACTACAACGTGGGCATGGTGTGTACCAATCACACCTACGCATCACAAGATATGTTTGACCCTGACGACAAGATCTCGGGCGGACAAGGCTTCATCTATGCATCATCGATCGTGGTGGCCATGCGTAAACTCAAACTCAAAGAG